CTCCGACATCGCCTCTGGCTCTAACCGCTGGAACTTCTATGCAGCGGGGACGGCGCAGAATTATTTTGCTGGGAATACGTTAATTGGAAGCACAACTGCTGTAACTAACAGCCGATTATTGGTTCGCGGCGTTGACAATTTAGATACCTCAAAATCGTTTGTGGTTGAGGATAGTGCGGGAAACATTGATTTATATATTCGCGGCGATGGCGAAATGTATTCGCTACCGACTTACAACAGAACATCCGGAAGCGCAGCAAATGTTGGCGTTGATTCTGCTGGCGGGTTTTATAGAAGCACATCATCGCTCCGTTACAAATCAGATGTTGTAAACGCTACGCACGGCCTTGCCGACGTACTGAAACTTCGCAGCGTCACCTACAAGGGAAAAAACGACGGCGACACCGTATTTGGTGGCTTGATTGCCGAGGAAGTGCATGACGCTGGGCTGACCGAGTTTGTGGCTTACGACAAGGAAGGCCGCCCAGATGCCCTGCATTACGGAAACATGGTGGCTTTGCTCGTCAAGGCTGTGCAAGAACTGACAGCGCGTGTCGCTGAACTGGAGGCTAAATAAATGGCTACTTGGAAAATTGAAAGCATGATCGTCAAGCCGCAAGACGGCTCGCACACCGACGTTGTGGTGACCGCTGCCTACCGTTGCTCGGCCAGCGATGGCGATAAGACGGCATCTAACTACGGCAGCATGGGCTTTGCTGGTCCCGGCGATAACTTTGTTGCCTACCCCGACCTTACCGAAGACGAAGTGCTGGGCTGGGTGTGGGCGAACGGCGTTGACAAGGCCGAGGTTGAGGCAAACGTGGCGCGTGAGTTGGATATGCTCGTCAACCCGCCGACCGTCGCCAAGCCGTTGCCGTGGAGCGCAGAATGATTAAGTTGGAACTATCCGTTGAGGAAGTAAACGCCATCCTGCAAGTGCTGGGGCAACTCCCAACGAGCAGCGGTGCATGGCCGTTGCTGTTAAAGGTGAAGGAACAGGCCGAGTTGCAAGTACCGAAGGCAGATGAGGATAAATAAATGAATGCTGTATGGAAAGTTCGGCAGATTGAATGCCTGTCAAACAACGGAATGCAAAACATTGTCGTAACGGTCTGCTTTGACATTGACGCAGACGAGGATGGGTTAAAGGGCTTTGTGCAGGGCGACGTTAAGTTGCTGCCCCCCGACGCTCAGAGTTTTACTCAGTTGGCCGATGTTACTGAAGATCAGGTCATTCAATGGACCAAAGATGCGCTCGGCGCTGACGGCGTGGCTCGCTTTGAGGACTTGGCGCAGCAGCAAATTGACAACCAGAAAGTCGCGCAGCCGAAGGTTGTCCCGCTTCCCTGGGTTCCAGTTCCTGAGCCGGAGCCAATTTCTGAAGTTGCAACTGATTCGGAGCCGTGATGATGGAACTTCAGATTCTCTTTAATATCGTAGTTGGCGTAGCTGCTTTTTTTGGTGGTTGGTCCTTAAATCAAATCACCCGCAGCATTGAGCGTTTGGATACAGACGTTCGCAATATGCCGTTGACGTATGTTACGCAGTCCCACTATCAGCGCGATATTGATGAAATCAAAGACATGCTCGGCAAGATCTTCGACCGGTTAGAAACCAAGGCCGACAAATGAGCGAAGACATTGAGCTGTTCAAAGCCAAGGTTCAGGCTGAGTTAAATCGGCTTGAGGCAAACTCGTCTGCCAAGGATGTTGCGGGTAAGGCGATTGGTAAGGACGGACTCAAGTACATCACAATCATTGTCGTAATTGGCGTTGCATCTAGTTTGGTTCTGGACTCTGAGAAGATCGCAGCCGTTATGGGTTTGCTTGGAGCTTCGCTGACTGCTTTGATTTCCATGCTCAACGGTATTGCCGGGGCATCGGAGAAAGAAGAGAAGCCAGAGTTTGCGGTCATCAAAGAACTCATTGCTAAGCTTGATCGCCTAGATCGCAAAGAGATGCCGATGCGAGTCGATGTGGAAGGCGATCATGTGACCGTAACCAAGGGTGACGATGTGGTGAGGGCTTCCAAATGATGACAATGATTTCAACCTTTCTGTCTTTCCTCGCGGGTGGGCTTCCCAAGATCCTGCAAATCTTCCAAGACCGGCAGGACAAAAAGCATGAGTTGGCCTTGGTCGCTGCCCAGAAGGAGCGGGAGTTGGCGCTGGCTGAGCGTGGTTTTATTGCTCAGGCTCGGGTCGAAGAGATCAAGTTGGAGCAGGTTCAGGTGCAGTCCGCAGCCGAGGAGCGCGTGGCCCTGTATCAGCACGACATGGAAATCGGCAAAGGCGCATCGCAGTGGATGATCAATCTACGGGCATCGGTTCGCCCGGTTGTCACTTACATCTTCGTGCTGGAGCTGGTTGCCATCAATATCGCTGGTGTGTGGTACGCCTACAACACGGGTGTGCCGTTTGCCGCTGCGATGGCAGAAGTATTCTCGGACGATGAAATGATGATACTGGCTTCCATAGTGAGCTTTTGGTTTGGAACACAGGCGTTCGGCAAGAAGTGAAAGTAAGTCCTGAGCTTATTAAACTTGTGAAATGCCACGAGGGTGTCCGAACCCGCCCGTACCAATGTCCGGCGTTAATCTGGAGCGTGGGGGTGGGTCACGTAATAGATCCTGCTCATTTGGCGGTGAAGTATGAGGAGCGCCGTAATCTACCGATACCCGAGGGCTGGGACCGGGTTCTCACGATGGACGAGGTGGACCGGATACTTGCTGAAGACCTTCGTCGGTTTGAGCGTGGTGTGGTTCGACTTTGCCCTGCTGCTGTTGGCCGTCAGGGAGTCTTCGATGCTCTCGTATCTTTTGCCTTCAACGTGGGCCTCGGCAATCTCCAGCGCTCTTCCCTTCGGATGAAGACCAATCGGGGTGAGTTTGAAGAGGCAGCGGAAGAGTTTATGAAATGGACCAAGGCAGGGGGTCGGGTACTTCCCGGTCTTGTCAAGCGCCGTCAGGATGAGCAGAGGCTATATTTGTCTTAATTAGGGTATAATCGTGCCCAAATAGTCTTGCCTGACTGGTAAGACGCGGGACTAAGGAGAGGTGTATGCCTGCGTCGATGACATTTACCAGTTTGCAAGTGGACATCCGGAACTACCTTGAAAGAGGTGGTGCGACGGACCCTATTGTTTACGAGCAGATCCCCCGGCTGATCACCCTAGCCGAGCGCCGGATTGCGCGTGAACTGAAGATTCAGGGATTCCAGACGGTGGTCAATACGACCATGCAATCTGGGGTAGCGGTCTACGCCAAGCCGGATCGCTGGCGCGACACCATCAGCATCAACTTCGGCACCGGGACGAACAACAACGTCCACACACCGGTCTTCCCGCGATCTTACGAATACGTCCGTAGTTACTGGCCGAATGAGACAACGACTGGTCAGCCGCTGTTTTACGCCGATTACGATTACAAGCACTGGATCTTCGTTCCGACCCCGGCTGCGGATTACCCGATGGAGATCCTGTACTACGAACTGCCGCCGCTGTTGGACGACACGAACCAGACCAACTGGCTGACCGAGTACGCGCCGAACCTGTTGCTGTACGGGTCGCTGGTAGAAGCCACGCCGTTTGTGAAGGACGATCAGCGCGTTCAGTTGTGGCAGACCTACTACGACCGGTCGCTGGCTGCGCTCAATGGCGAAGACCTCCAGAAGATCGTTGATCGGTCCACGAATCGCCGGGAGGCATAAGTGACTACTTATACAAATACCTTCGGTGGAACGAACATCTACCCGAGCGATGTCTCGTACCGCTACGTATCGCTGACGATTAGTCAGGTTCTGGACTGGCCGCTTGAGGCTGCTCCGAGCACCGATGTCGTTGCGAAGATCATGGACGTTAATGCGACGACGACCAGCCTTGTCATCACGATGCCGGATGCGACTGAAGCCGGTACAGGTGAGACGGTACTTTTCAACAACGTCGGCGCGAATACGTTCACGGTTAAGACCGCTACCGGCACCGTCATCTGCGCACCGCAATCGGGAACGACCTTTCAGATTTATCTGACTGATAACAGCACGGTTTCGGGTACGTGGCGCTCGTTTCAATACGGCGCTTCTGTATCGGCTACGAATGCTGCTGCGCTGGCTGGATTAGGTGTCAAGGCCATTGCAACGACTTTAAATCAGTCGATGCCGGTCACTAGTTTTAGCACCAACTACACGACTGGTGCGAGTGATCGCGCCAAGGTTTTAGTGTGGACTGGTGGTGCTGGCACGCTGTCGTTTGATGGCGCTCCGGTTTTGGGGAGCGATTGGTTTGTCAATATTCGCAATAGCGGTACGGGCGATCTAACGCTTGACCCCAGCAGCTCTGAACAAATCAACGGAGCAGCTACGCTTGTATTGTCGCCGGGTGACAGCGCCATTGTTGTTACTAATGGTGTGCAGTTCTGGACAATTGGCTTTGGTCAGTCTGCGGTCTATGCATTCAGTCTGCTTCAGATTGACATTTCTGGTAGCGGTGACTACACCCTGTCTGTAGCGGAACTGAATAAAACGGCTTACGTCTTTACCGGAACGCTGACGGGTGATCGTGACGTTATTGTTCCGACTACTGTTCAGCAATACTGGGTTAGCAATCAAACGTCTGGTGCTTACACGCTTGGAATGCGAACTGCTGGACAAGCCAGTCCCGGCGTTACCGTAGCCAGTGGCGCAAGAGCCATTTTGTACTGTGATGGCACCGATGTGGTGGATGCTGATACAGCGACGATTGCTATCCCGGTTACGATTGCTCAGGGTGGTACTGGAGCAACAACGGCTAGCGGTGCGCGAACGAACTTGGGAGCAACCACCATAGGCAACGCTGTGTTCACCGCAGCCAGTACATCCGCAGCCCAGATTGCGTTGGGTCTTGACCCAATCGAGGGCGGTACGTACTGATGCCTCTTCAGCCGGTCATTGTTCGCTCTGAACCGGGTATCAAGCGAGACGGTACCAAGTTTGAGGGCAACTATTACGTTGACGGACAGTGGGTCCGCTTTCAGCGTGGACTGCCGAGAAAGATAGGCGGCTATCGTGCGCTTCAAGATCGCTTGGACGGTATTGCTCGTGGTATGCATATCCACAACCATAATGCATATACATACGTGCACATCGGAACGTCGGATGGTGTGTTCCGATTTCGGTTAGATCAGAACGGTCTGTCTAGCATCGTTACCAATAGAACTGACCCTTCGTTTGTTTCAAACGAAAACAACATGTGGCAGTTTGATGTGGCGTTCAACACCACAAATAACCAGAACGAGATTCTGGCGCATGTTGCTCCAAACGTAGCTGACATCTCATCGGATGCTCCGGGGCAGTTGTACGTTGGTTATGACAACGGCACAGCTCCGCTAACTCCGGTTCCGTCGCTGACTATCTCTGGCGGTATCGTTGCTTTGGCTCCGTATGTCTTTGCGTATGGATCAGACGGTTTCGTGCAGTGGAGTCGCGCTGGTTATACGGACGACTGGAGCGGTGGCGATGCTGGTGCTGCTCGGGTTACCAGCCAGAAGATCGTCAAGGGGTTACCGCTTCGAGCCGGTGCCGGTAATGCGCCAGCCGGTTTGTTCTGGTCGTTGGATTCTCTAGTTAGAGCTTCTTACGTAGGTAGCACTGCGGTATTCCAGTTTGACGTTATTACTTCGCAGTCGAGCATTCTCTCTTCTCAGAGCGTGATTGAGTACGACGGTATTTACTACTGGTGCGGTGTTGACCGCTTCTTGATGTTCAACGGTGTGGTTCGCGAAGTTCCAAACAGCTTGAACCTGAACTGGTTCTTTGACAATTTGAACTACGCTCAGCGCCAGAAAGTCTTTGTGTTTAAGGTTCCGCGTTGGGGCGAGATTTGGTGGTGTTACCCGCGTGGTAATGCAACTGAATGCACCCATGCTGTTGTTTACAACGTGCGCGAGAATACGTGGTATGACACGATCCTACCCAATAGCGGACGCTCTGCCGGTCAGTACGCTCAGGTCTTCAGCTCGCCGCTGGTGGTTGGAGTTATTGACACCGAAACCGTTGGCTATCGCGGAACGCAAACCAGCGAGCTTCGCGTGACGGAAGACGATCAGCCCCGCATCATCAACGACCCCAAGGGCTACGTGGTGTGGCAGCATGAGTACGGTACCGATGAGATTAACGGTACTCAGATCCGACCCGTTCAGTCGTTCTTTGAAACGGCGGATATGTCGCTGCTGACTTCTGAGCAACCGCAGAATATGGCGGTTCGCATTGAGTACATGGAGCCAGACTTCATTCTCTCTGGAAACATGACGGTGCAAGTCACAGGTCGTGCAAACGCCAGAGCCGGTGAAGTCACAAGCGACCCGCAAACTATTTATGCAACGCTGACTGATAGACAGCAGCAGTTGGTTTACTTCCGCGAGATCCGTCGTGAGATGCGATTCCGGTTTGAGAGCAACACGCTGGGCGGTAACTACCAGATGGGTCAGATCATTGCTCACATCGAACCGGCTACGGGTACAGTCCTTGGAGAGAATCCATGAGCCTGCTGACAGACCCGCGCTATCACAAGCTTCAGGACTGGGCTGATTACACAGTCTTTGATCTTGAGGGTTACGGGCCTATTGCTCGGCTTGAGAAAGAGTCTGAGTGGCAGAATTGGGCGGCAGGCATTATTGGTATTAACGGTATCTCGCAGCAAAACCCTCCGTCGCCTTATCAGTTTGATGACTGGCGCGAATGGGCGCTTCGCTTTTATCAGGTGCTCGACTAATGGCTATACGATTTGATGAATTTGATTTTGGAGATATGGGTGGTTTGGATTACTACAACCCGTATCAAACTATCACTCCCGAAGTGATGGTCAATCCTTATCAAAACTATTATGAGCCTGCTCTGCCTAGCATTCAGCCGGAGCAGTCTTATTACACTTACGGCGCGATTCCCAGTGCGGATGTTTTTGATTACGAGGCAGATAACCGCAGAGCTTTTGAAGAAGCTGAGCGTATCCGCGTTGCGGAAGAGCTTCGTCAAGCAGAGCTGATTCGTCAAGAACAGATTCGTCAAGCAGAGATTCAGCGCAGACAGGCCGAGCAAGAAGCGGCTGCGCGACAGGCAGAAGCAGCGCGAGTTGCGGAGCAGCAGCGTCAAGAACAGATTGCTCGCGAACAAGAGCTACAACGATTGGCTCAACAGCAAGAAGTCGCTCGTGTTGCGCAAGAGCAACAAGCTGCTCGATTGGCAGCGGAAGAAGCTGCTCGCGTGCAAGAGCCTGTTGGCGCTTTGACCCCAGTGCCGGAGCCGGAGCCTTCGGTTAAGGAACCTATTGCAGAAAGTCCGGAGCCTGTTGGGGCTTTGACTCCTATTAAGGAAGAACCCATGTACACAAGCGCATTACCATCAGAAGAGCGAAACATAGTCACTGCGCTTCCGGGAACAAAGCCTGAGCCGGGATTGCCGGTAGAAGAGCCAGTTGTTCCGACTCCTTTTGTGGAAGGCGCTGATGTTCCCGCCAGCACCGGCCTTAACATGGGTGCGCTTGACGAACTCTTTGCGAACCTTCGTAAGACAGAAGAACTGCAAAAGATGGCGCTTGAGCCGGGTCTTCTTCAGCAAGGTTTTACTGGCGCAACTGGTGCGCCGTCCGCTCCGACTGGAACCGGCATTTATGTTCCTCAAGCTGCGCCGTCTGGTCCCGCAATTGATTTTAATGTTACGCCAGAGATGGCCGGTGCATTGCAGGCCGTTGCGCGTCCGGCTGAAATTACTGCTGCCGAAAGGGCTGCGGTTACAGAGAACCCGCGTGTTCAAGCATTGAATCGGATTAGCGGTTTGCTTGAAGCGGATGACTTCCGTGGTGCGTTTGATGCTGCTCTTCAGGCTGAACAAGATCTTGGTGGCGACTTTATTGGGAATCTCGTTGACCCCAACAAGATGAAGATGTTGCGTGGTCCGATGGATGCCAACGAGATTGCTAAGTTCTACAACGAAATGCCTGAGAGTGTATTTACCGAAAGGTATTTAGGTCCGGGTAACGAGTTCAAAAAAGAGCAGGCTATTGAGCGCAACATTGCTGCCCTTGGTGGAGAGGCTGGTTACGCTGACCCCACTCTTGGCGTCAAAAAAGAAGAGACGCTTCTTGGCAAGCTGCCGATTAAAGAGCTGGCTGCGCTTGCGGCGGCGGCTATGGGTGCAACGGCTATCCCCGGTTTGTTTGGCGCTGGTAGTGCCGGTGGTGCTGGAGCTGCTGGTGGTGCTGCTGGAGCGGGTGGCGCTGGTGCTGCGGGTGCCGGTGCTGCTGGGGCAGGAGCTGCGGGTCTAACTGGCGTTGTACCGACTGGCCTTGTTGCTGGAACGACTGCTGCTAACTTGGCGCTGCCTGTGTTCACGGTTACCGCTGGCGGTGGATTAACCGCTGCTCAAGTAGCCGCACTTGCTGCTGCCGGTGGTGCTGGCGCGGCGGCAAGTGGTGCTGGCGGAGCATCAACCGGCTCGGCTGCGTCTACTCCGACTACTCCGGAACCGCCTCTTGAAGAGGTTGTTGTCACTGGCTCAAAGGCTCCAGTTATTCCGCCTGCGGTTGCCGCACCTGCTGTTGGTGCGCTTACCAATGTTGTTGCAGAGCCGTCTATTACTGAGCCTCCTCTCGAAGAGGTAGTTATTGAAACTACTAAGCCAACTGAGCCTCCGGTAGTTACGCCTCCGGTGGTTACTACGCCATCTACTCCTGTTGATACAGTTACCCCAGAAGGACCGCTTGATGAAGTAGTTATTGAAACTACTAAACCTACCGAGCCTCCGGTAATTACTCCTCCTGTTGTCACTACACCATCTACTCCGGTTGATACAGTCACGCCAGAAGGACCGCTTGACGAAGTGGTTGTTGAGACAACTAAACCTACTGAACCTCCGGTAATTACTCCGCCGGTTGTTACTACGCCGTCTACTCCGGTTGATACAGTTTCGCCAGAAGGTCCGCTTGATGAAGTGGTTATTGAAACAACGAAGCCGACCCCTCCGCCAGATTTGGTTATTCCCCCAGTCGTTATTCCTCCGACGACTCCCGTGGATATTCCTAAGGAGCCGACCAAGATCAATAAGCCTGATCCACTTAAAGACTTGCTCGACAAGTACGGCACTCTGGAAAACTTCTTGAAGTTGCTGGGTGCTCTTGGGTCAGCCGGTTCTGGTTCCCGAGGCGGTGGTACGGCTCCCTCTATGCCAAGCATGGGCGGCGCGTTGCCCAAGTACACCTACACCCGTCAGCAGTTAAGCCCGGACATTGATTACTACACCTACGGTACACGACCGGAGGCGAAGTTCTTTGATTACACGACTCAGCTTGAGAAGCCGGTACAGCCTGAACTTCCGCCTGCAAAACCGCCGGGTGAAGATGTTCCGATGGCTACGGGCGGGCTAACCGGCTACGCCAAGGGCGGCTCCAAGAGTTCCCGCTACGTAGATGGTCCCGGCTCGGGACGGGAAGACAAGATCCCGGCTCTCCTGAGCGATGGGGAATACGTGATTGATGCTGAAACGCTGGCTCTGCTGGGGGACGGCTCGACCAAGGAGGGTGCTCGGCGCATGGATAAGTTCCGTGCTAATATCCGAAAGCACAAGGGTCGTGCCCTATCGCGTGGCCGGATTAGTCCAAACGCAAAATCGCCTAGCAAGTACATGGGCGGAGGGTTGACCTAATGGGTGTCGTAGACTTTCTCTTTGAGGGCAGCGCCCCTACACCGGGTACTTCAAGCACCAGTACCCAAGTTCAATTGCCAGAGTGGTACACCCAGTACACCACTGACATGCTGGGTCGCGCTCAGGGCGTGGCCAACCTTCCGTATGCTCAGTACACCGGGCCGCGTATTGCCGGGTTTACCCCGACAGAGAAGACCGGCTTTGAGATGACCAAGGCAGCGGCTGGCTCATATCAGCCGTTCTTGGGGCAGGCTGGTGAAGCTTTAGCGGGAGCGGGTCAAACCTTCCCTGAGGCTGTCAGCGCATACATGAATCCGTACACCCAGAACGTGGTCGATCAGATCGCGGCGCAGGGTGTGCGTCAGTTGCAGGAAAAGTATCTCCCGGCGATTGGACAAGAATTTATTCAGGCTGGCCAGTTTAACGTCGGTCCCGGCTCAACTCGTATGGGCGAGTTTGGTGCGCGTGCGTTGCGCGATGTCCAAGAGGCTGTGCTGGGCGAGCAAGCCAAGGCACTTCAGGCTGGGTACGGACAGGCTGCGGACATATTCCAATCTGACGCTGCTCGTAAAGCTCAATTGGCAGGAACGGCTGCGGACATTGCTGGCATGGCTCAGCGATACGGCTTGACCGGAGCCGGAGCGGTTGCTGGTGTTGGTGAGAAAGAGCGCGAGATGGGGCAGGCCAATCTTAATCTGGCGTATCAGGACTTCCTCAAGCAAGAGGGCTATCCGAAGGAACAGATCAAGTTCTTGTCGGATGTGCTTCAGGGCGTTCGATTGCCTCAGACAACGATTGAGCAAACAACCGAAATGCCTGCGATGCCGGGGAGCGCCTCCGGTCTTGAGAAAGCTATTACTGGAGCTACCGGTATTCAGGAGCTTATTGATAAATATCGAAAGTATTTCCCGTCTAGCTCGGGCGGAACTGATAAAACAAATTACAGCGACTTAGCTGATTACCTTAGCGGTCTTCTCGGCGGAGGCAAGTAATGGACAAAGAAACCGCTGAAATGCTTGGCTTGCCATACGATCCGATTCTTGATGACACTTCTGACGTTGCTGCTCCTGCTCAAGCACCATTGTCGTCTGTTGTGTCTGGCGATTCCGGCGCTTTGCAAAAAATCAGAGAGCGTGTTCTTCGGACCTTGGATGAGTCTGACGAGGAGTCTCGCCGTTATCAGGACACGCTTAATCGCATTGAAGAGGCCAAGCAGCGTCTTTTGGCTGCGCCTGATAAACGTCAAGTTCTTCAGGGCTTTGTTAACAAACTGACTGCACCGAAAGAAAGAACTGATCCACGTTTTTACGAGCGTCGTAATCTGTTTACATTTTTGCGTGACGTAGGTGAGTACGGTCAGGAGCAGCGTGAGGCTGAAAAAGAGCGCGAAGCCAAGCGAGTCATGTTGCAGGAAATGCAAGCTAAGTACGGTATGGAGCAGGCCGAGAAGCGTCGTAGCCGTGCTGAACTGTTGGCTGCGCAGTATTTGTCTAAGGAGCCGAAAGAGACTGAGCCTCCTCCAAATCTTCGTGAGACTCAGCACTATCAAAATGTTGTTAGGAATCCTGAAAAATTTAGCCCAGACGAGGTTCAATACGCTCAGGATTGGTTGAAAAAGTCTGTTCGCATTCCCGATAGTGGAAAAGACAAGGGTGGCTTAAGTCCTTCTGACATTCGGTCCATTCGCTTAGAAGTTGCTTCGACTCTTAATGCTCCGAAGGAGAGACTAACCTCAATTAACGAAGGTCTAAACAACTTAGGATTAGCAATTAAGGGTAATCCGCAGGCTGAAGAACAATTAAATCGTGCTCTTGCTTCTATAAACGGCGACAAGCAGCTTAGTCTTGCTGAAGTTCAAACCGTTGTTGGAGCCGGATCGTTTGCTCAGCGTGTTACAAATGCTATTTCCAAGTTCTTTACAGGCGGCGCTGGCGATTTAACCAACGAGCAAAAGAAAGAGCTTCTTGAGACTTACGAGGCATATCACGCAAAGCGATATAACGACGGAAGAAATCGCCTAAAGAATATTTATTCTGGCGCTGGGTTTACTGATTTGCCTGAAGACATTTTTGAGTCTCCTTACATCAGTGTTGCAGAAAGGCGACGACGTAAAGCAGAAGCAGACGCAAAGGCTAAGAGAGATGCTGAAGCAGCAGCCAAGGGTGAATCTGGAACCATTGTGGTAAATGGCAAGACAGGCCGATTGGTAAATTAATAGGGGTCTTGAATGGCTAACAACATTTACACGATTGGCAATAAGAAGTACGAGTTTGATGAGCCGCTGACCCCGGAGGAGTTGCGCCAGCTTGAAGTGAAACTTGGCGTTAAACCATCGGGAAAACCTCCTGCTACCGCACCGACCCCAGAGTCAGTTGCAACTCAGCCCCCACCTGCCGTTCCCAGTGGTCCGCAAAAACCGGCTGGCACTCTTGAGTATTTGTTGAATGCTGCCAAGAGAGGCGTGACGGGTACAACCTCCATGCTTGGTGCCGCGTATGAAACCGGCAGCGAAATGAACCGCAGATTGAAAGAGATGGAGGAGCGTTCTCGTCGGGAAAATATGACTGTTCAGCAGCGAATGGACATGCTGCGTCAAAGCGGTTATTTCCCTAGCCTTGCTGATCTGGTTGATAAATATGGCGAACAACAACGCCAAGCATCTCGCATAACGGGTGCTAAAGATCTTACGGCTCCGGGTCCGGTCACTGAGATTCTTGGTGCTGGCGTTGAGGCAGCGACAGATCCATTAGGCTTAATTGGCAAGGCCAAGATTCTTCCCGTTGCTAAAAGAGCGGTTGGAGAATTTGTTACTGGCACTTCTGCTGATATTGGTGGGCGTGGTGGCGCTGCTGTTGAAGAAGCTATCACTGGCGAAGAATCCGGCCTTGGTCGGCTTGCCGGTTCCGTATTGGCAGGTGGCGCAAGCACTCTTAAAAGAGAAACAGGCTCGCGAGTCTTTAACGAACTCCTTGATAAGTATCGTCAGGTCAAACTTACTGGCTCTCCCGATGAGGCTGCTGAAGAGTACGCCAAGGGAGCGGCTAAGCGTTTGCTTGAGTTCGCAGCCAAAGAGCAAGGCGCTGGTTCTCTTCAAGAAATTATTAAAGAGGCAGGCGAAGCAGCTAAGTTTTCTACCGGCGAGAATGCTCCTCTGCTGGTTGCGCTGGCTGATAATCCTGTCATTCGACAACAAGTCATTCGCCTCGCTAAAACCGATCCTGCCTTCCGTCAGCAAGTTAACGATACGTTGGCTTCGCTTGGTGATGATATGCGAGGGAAGGTCGAAAAGATCTTTGGCGTTCGTTACGAAGCTACAGGTAAAGGTCGTTCCATATTTGAGCCGGGATATGTTCCGGGTAAAGAACCGCCTAAAGGACTTGATATTGGCAATGTGGCTGAGCGTCGAGAAGTTTTGTCTCAGCGTATTGAAGACGTTGCCTCTGGATTTGAGCCTACTAAGTCCAAGGAAGAAATTGGTTCTCGCATTGAAAGCTTGATCGAAGACAAGAAGAAGCTTGCTCGTCAAGAGGTGTCTCCGGAATATGAAGCCCTTTTGAGTGAGGCTAGAGGCGCTCGTGTTGAAATGCCGCCTGATGGAGTTGGCACTATTTACGACTTTGTTCGTGAGAACAATTTGCGAGACATTTTTGGCAAAAATACTGACCTTGATAAACGCATTATGAGCGTTTTGGCTCCAAAAGAGTTTCCGGTTCCCGGCACTGCTGAAACTGTGTTGGAACATTTGCCAATGAGCTTTGATAACGTGGAGTCGCTCAAGAAGGCAATCAATGAACTTAAGCGGCAACGTATGAGCGAAGATTCTCTGCGTAAAGTCATGCAGCTTGAAGAAATCGTTGACGAAGCCAGAAAGACCATTCCGGGTGACTTTAGCGACCGCTTGGATGCAATTGACCTGAAGTATTACGAGAAAGTTGGTGTACCGTTTGGTGCTCAGGGAGTTAAAGACGTTGACTCCAAAAAGTACGCAACCCAAGTGGCTCCGATTATCGTCAAGAACAGCGAGTCGTTCGATCAGTTTATTCGTGCTGTGGGCAAGGAAGACGGCTACAAGATTGCCGAAGACTCTATCATCAGTGAAATTTATGACAGAGCCGTCAAGGATGGGGAATTAAATCCCGGCGCTTTAGCCAAGTATCTCAAGCAAAAGGAAGGCATCATTCGCCAGATTCCGGGGCTTGAAAATAAGTTGCGCGGAGCATTGTCCGACGACTCCGTATTGAGAGCGCGTATTAATCAACTGGATGATGCGGCTGCTGCGGCTCAAAAGCGTATTGCGGATAACGCTCTGACCAAGTTTGAAGCGCCTAATTACACCACGCTTGCTCGTTCGTTTATGACTGATCCCAAGTCTCGGGAAAAGCTTTTACGCGACATTGGTGACTTGGATGCTGATTCTGCTAAGGCAGTTCGTCGAACCCTTCGTGCTGAGGTTATTGCCTTGGCCGATGAGAACCCGACTGGGTTTATGGATTACCTAATGAATCCAGCCAACAAGGATGCCTTGGACAAGATATTTGGATCTGCGTTCCAGCCTGCGCTGCGTAAGGTTGGCTTGCTGTCAGATAAACTTGCTCAAGCCGACATCAGTAAGGTTGGCGTTGCCGTGACTAAAGAGGATCTGGACCCGTTGGCTAAACTAGCTCCGGGCTTGGACATCCCATACATCTCATCTACTTTCCGAGATCGCATTACGAGCTTGCCGCAAAAGGTAGTTCGTTTGATGTCTCGCGTTAATTCAGCCCGTTTGTTGCAAAAAACCGACGAAACAATCAAAGAACTGTTGCTCGACCCCAACGGTGTTCAGAAGTTAGCAAATGTTGCTTCTGAGATTGACTTCTCGGTGGACGTTGCTGGGAGGCTAAAGAAGCTTTCTAACACGCTGTCTGATGTTATGCCTCGCGCTTTGTACACCTCTGGAAAGACTGCCGTTGCCGGTGAGGAGCGTGAGCAGCGCGGTAGAGAGCGTCAAGAGCAGTTGGCCGAAGACATTATTACGGGTGGCTTTGAAGATGAGTCTGGAATGCCTACCGAGGGCAGCGGTAATTCTTACAACATTGATGACATCATTTCTTCGCGTAATGCTGAAGATTTGGCTCCAATCATTAAGTCTATTTACGAGCAGGAGTCTTCCTCTGGAAAGGTAGATACCAGCAAAGAAAATTATGCTGGCGCAAAGGGTCCAATGCAGGTTACGCAAAAAACTTTTAATGACATGCGTAAGTCTGGATTGATTCCTGAAAACTACAGCTTTGATAATCCTTCGCATCTTGCTGAAGCTGGTGTCGCTTTAATTCAGGATCTTGCCCGTCGTTACAATAACGATCCGGGGAAAATCGCTGCTGCTTATTATGGTGGACCCGATGCTGTTAAAGACGGTGAGATTAGCCGAAGCCGTCGGGACCCAGTAAATCCAAAAGCTCCAACAGTTGGAGAGTATACGGATAAAGTTTTATCACGATTAATGCCGACCGCTCAGGCTAAAGGAATGGCTCAGGGCGGCTTGGTTGAACCCGGCAACATTGATGTCTCAAAATTGCCAGCAGTTCGTAACGCGGATGGAACTTACAGCACCGTAAGATCCATGGGCGTTAACATCAATGGAAAGGAAGTCCTGATACCAACGGTAGTTAACGGGCGTGTGGTTTCGGATAAAGAAGCCATCGACCATTACTTAAAAACCGGGAAACATCTTGGTGTCTTTAGCACCCCTAAAGAGTCCAGCGCTTACGCTGAGAAGCTGCACCAAATGGAAGCTCAAAGGATCAAGAAGGCTCGCGGTGGATACACTCTTGCTGAAGAACTCTTGCTAAGGCGTTACGCAAACAGGTAGAGTCAAGCCCATGAAAAAGAAGGACAAGTACATTCCAGTCCAAATAGAAGACGGGATATGGTACCGGGTCCGTGGGTACACACACTCGGAGTGCTGTGACTGTGCGTTGGTGCACAAGGAAGAGTATCGACTTGTAGATGGCCATCTGGAATGGCGTGCATCTCGGGACGATAAAGCAACCAACAAGCGCCGCAAGGAACTAGGCATAAAGGTGGATCGTGCCGACAAAGGTAAATGATTCTGAATTCATCGAAGCTTGGAAAAAACTAAAGAGCGCCAGTAAAGTTTCAGAGTTCTTCAAGATGGACGTACGAGCCATCCGAGCCAGAAGAAGAACCATAGAAATCAGATACGGAATATCGCTGCCGTCTGAGAGTAAAGGTCTAGGAAATAGCTGGCGAGCACAAAAAGGGCAGATACTGGATAAAATCGCAGAGCATCGGTCCAAGGTCTACAAGCATGTGATGGACTACGAGCTGCACGATGGTGTGGTTCTTGTGGCATCGGATGCGCATTACTGGCCCGGTATTGTTACTCCCGGACACGAAGCCTTTTGTAAGTTAGCCAAGCAATTAAAGCCTGCAATGGTGGTGCTTAATGGCGACATCTTGGATGGCGCTCGCATTAGCCGTCACGCTCGGATCATGTGGGAAAAGCAGCCCGAGCTGAAGGACGAGATCCACACCGTTCAGGATCGCTGCGCTGAGATTGAAAGAGCCGCTCAAGGTGCTAAGTTAATCCGCACCATTGGTAACCACGACAGTCGATTTGAGAACTACCTGTCTGGTCGAGCTGGCGAGTTTGAAGAGATGGTAGGTACGACGTTGCTCGACTATCTCCCGCGTTGGGAGGCTGGATGGGCGTTGCATCTAAACCGCGAAGAGGATGGCTGGGTCTGTATACGGCACCGTCCGGTCGGAGGAGGCATTCACTCTTCGTACAACTCAACCCTCAAGGCTGGGGTGTCCTATATCCACGGGCATCTCCACAAGCTTCAGGTTACGCCGTGGGCGGATTATCGCGGTCGCAGATATGGCGTAGACACCGGGACTCTTGCGGAACCATACGGGCCGCAGTTCAACTACACCGAGGCTGGACCGGTCAACTGGGCATCGGGCTTTGCCGTTCTTACTTTTGTGGGCGGTAAGATGCTTCAGCCGGAACTGTGCGTCGTCGAACATGGTAAGGCTTGGTTCCGGGGTAAAGAGGTCTAGGGGAATCTTACACCCTCTGAGCCGACCTTTTGGTTCTGAAGCGACTCAACGTATGCCGTGATGATGGCTTCGATGAACTCATCAAACTGGTCGGGTTTGAACTCCAAGAAGTTATAAACCCCACAGGCTTCGATGAAGTAACCCGCAGCCGCAGCGGCATCGTTCAGGGCAATCTTTTCGTTTGGTGACTTGTCGATCATATAGTCATCCATGCAACGCATTGAACAAAAGCGAGCCTTGGTTTTGAGTACCCCCGGCGGCGGCAGATACAGGAACCCCCGTGCCTCCCGCTTGCACACCGGGCATAAACCGAAACTCGACAATCTCTGTGTACTTGCCATTCTTACGAACCTGAATCTCGGTGGGCTTCATTAGGGAATCTGCCTTCGCAATAGCGTCTACGGTCGTGCCGGGGAGAATGCCGGGGCCGGTCATACGCTTGCGCCACCACTTGAGAGCCTTATCACGGGGGTAACCCTTATGGTCGAAGCACACCCATTCCCGATAAATCTCCAGCCCAGCGCGATATTCAACCCGCATGGAGTCAGGCTTACCGGGCTTCTTGTGTATCCGATAAGTGACAGAGTTGACCTTGACCCATTCGGCGGGTGCGCTCGCACTCATCACCGGCAGCGTCGTAGCCGTCTGGTCGATAGCCGGAGCTGTGGGTGGCCATACGTAGCCGCAGTCAGGACACTCGGAGCACCCCGCAAAAACGATGCTCATGCACTTGGGGCAGTCCTTGGTCGGCGCTACGCCTTCTCCGGTCGTTTGGCGGGGCTTCTTGGGGTTCACCCGATCTACCGGACCGTGCCGTGCAATGTTCCCCGCAAAGTCCAAAACCAAGCAGTCTGACTTACCCGGCGAGTTACGCATCCCGCGTCCCATAATCTGTATATACAAGCCGGTTGACTGAGTGGGTCGCAGCAGTGCAAGCAAATCTACAGCAGGGGCGTTAAAGCCGGTTGTGAGCACCCCCATGGACGCAATAGAACGGATTCTCCCGGCCTTGAAGTCACGCACGATACGATCCCGCTCTGCGTCAGGGGTATCCCCGAAGATCGTTTCACAACTGACCCCATAGCGTCTGACAATGTTGGCTACGTCGGTAGCGTGCTGAACCCCGGCGCAGAAGATCAGCCAAGACTTTCTCTCGGCTCCGAACAGTACGATTTCCCGCACGATGGATTCATTCACATCAGCACGATTAACCGCACGCTCCAGCTCACCGGGCACAAACTCGCCACCCCGGACACTGACGCCGCTAACGTCAAGGCGCGTCTTGGGCTGCTTGGACATCAACTTGGTGAGATAGCCCTGCTCCACCATGTCTTTCAAATCGGCTTCGTATGACACGCCGTCGAACAGGCTATCGTTTCCAGAGTGCAACAATCCAGAATCCAACCGATATGGCGTGGCAGTCAATCCAATCACCCTGACATGAGGGTTCATAATCTTCAGGTTGTTGAGGAACTTCTGGTACATCGTATTGGTCTTACGAGGAATCAGGTGCGCTTCATCCACCAGTACCAAGTCCACCTTCACGAACTTGGATGCCTTCCGATGCACCGACTGTATCCCACAGAATACGATTGACGGGTCATAGTCCCGCTTCTTTAGCCCAGCCGAGTTGATGCCAGCCGGAGCTTCGGGCCACAAACCTTTTAGCTCTTCGTAGTTCTGACGGATCAATTCACGAACGTGCGTCACAACCAAAATCTTTGTATCTGGCCACTGCGCTAAAACGCGCTTACAAAAATCTGCGATGACAACGCTTTTACCAGTACCCGTAGGCAACACGATCAGAGGATTACCTTCTTGCTCTTGGAAATACCGAAGAGTGCTATCTATCGCTTCTTGTTGATAGGGTCTGAGTGTAATCACGAATCTAACTCCGGTTTTGGGCATGACTGAACAATTGACATTGCCACTTGTTTCACTCGTTCTAATTCACCAACGGCTTGAGCCATGATGAGAGCGTAGGCATAGCAATCCAGAGCCTTCATAACGATTTCTAAATCGTCAGCGGTCAGCAGCATGGTTGCGTCTACTTCTACCTCGTCCTCATCTATTTCGATTTGTCGATCCATACAACCCCACCCCGCAGTGAATACTCAACCCAGTTAGGACCCGAGTTTATCTGTTCGCCGGGGATCAGGTCAGGGACAAAGAGATGGTTCTCGCAGCCTTTGATTTGTGCGTCCATGTCTAAGTCCGTCTTGTGCAGCTCACACTTCCAGCCGCCCGTTTTAAGCGGAGTGCTATGTAAGCAAGTACGGCAAGACTTATGACGCGGCATATCGTCGCCATGGCACATACTGTGGAAGTTGCAGTACTTACACTCATGCCACGCTGGGTCAGATGAAACCTTACTGGCCGGTCTTGGTGAGAAAATGATGCGCTTGGCCTTCTCAATAAACTTCTCGGCTTCGCCCTGATCGTACTCAGTGACAACGCTCGTAATGTCGCGCACACCGGCAGAGGCAGCGGTCAGATAATGTTTCGGCGCATTGAAGAAGTGCATATAGATCTGAGCTTGTGCGTAATACACATAGTCCCAGTTCTTCAACGCTTCAGATTCGTTCTTGATTTTGAGCGACACCAGCTTCTTGTACTTGATGTCGTTAATGACTTTGCATTCCCAGACGTAAAGCGTGTCTGGATCTTGGATCAGGCCCGTAATCAGCCCGTCGCAGTTACCGCGAAAGTGTCCGCCTAGCGACTCAAAGGAGTGCTGAACACCGGGTTCCTTTTCCGTGGAAAGATCTAGCCCCGCTACCTTGCGGAGTAGGTCTGCAACTACCTGTTCACCCCGGTGCCCATCGTTAATTCGACGTAGCCCAGCGGCCTCAATAAACCCTCGCTTGACCCAACGGAAATTTAACCACAGTTTGCGGTCACATACATCCCCAATAGCCGATGCCCCTAGATAATTCCTAGGGCGACTTTCTTGCTCGGCTTCCAAGGCAGCGTCAACCGCCTTCAAAGTGGGATCTTCAAAGTCTGGAATCTTAACCATGGCCCCTCCAAAGGGAGGCGTGACACCCGGAAGTAGTGGGGTTGGGCAGAGGTAAATGCCCTCCGGATGCCACGCCTCTTTACTTACTTCTTATGCCGTTCCCAAGGTTTGGGAGCAGCACCCGCAGGAGCCGCCGGAGCAGCCGTTTCCGTCGCCACAGGAGCATTCACCCCGTAGTACGCCGGACGCACTTCCAGCTTGCCTTGCTTGTTCTCTTTGTGCGTGATGACCACTTTCAGCGCCTTGTTGTGCAACTGAACCGAGTCATTCGGCAACGACGAAAAGTTCAAGGCCGAGCAAATGTTGCTCAGAGTCTTACGAGCAATCTTCACCGCCGTCTCGTTCTTGTTAAAGAGATTCAGGCGATCCCAGAACTTGCGACCGACATACTTCGGCCCGAGGATTTCAAACTCCAGCCAGAGGTACTGACCGTCGCCCATCTTCGTATCGCGAAGCTCCGAGTTGATGATGTGCATCTGGTACTCGCCAACCGGCAGAATCTCAGGTGCGCCGTCGCTGATGTTTTCAAAGTCAGCAGGATTCAAATTAAGCAATGCCATGTTATTACTCTCCGATCACGTTGTTCATAGAAGTGCCAAGCGCCTCTGCAAACTTGGCGTATTCAAGGGGAAGTTGATCCGGCAACGGCCAGCGGGACTTAGCCTGCCAACCCGGACGCTCTTGGGTGTACAGCACACGATTACCGCTACCGACAGCGCGAGTGACCTTCTGGTTGAAACCCACATCACTTTTCACAGTGCTGTACTGCTGGTTCGCAAACATCAGGATGTCGCACCATTCGCTGATCAGGCTTGCGCTGCCATGATGCAGGTCCAACTGGTAACGGTCATACGGGTCAGCCAGCGGGTCATCAAAACGCTTTACTTGCGTATGTGCCAGCAGGATGACTTGCATATTCTTATCGGAGCGGAGGTGATCCAGCCCTTCCAGAATCTGCTTCCAGTAATCCGTTGCCGCCTTGTAGCCGCGACCGTAGCCGATGGCGTCGATGGTAGCCACGTTGTTGTCCTTGGCAACACGCTTGTGAACCAGTTGCTCAGCCCAGTCAGCCGAGTCAATCACAACGGTTCCGAAGTCGTGATCTTCCTGAGCCAGTGATCCAATCGCATCTATGATCTCTTCATACGATTGGCACAGCGGGAAGGCCGTGACGTTTATTGCATCCAATCCTTCCTCGGTTTGAATGAAGACAGGATTCGGTGCTTGGGCGGCGAAAGTGGACTTACCGATACCGTGAGTTCCGTACAGAACAATTCGGGGCGGTCGTGCTACGCCGGTCTTTCTCAAACTTTTAAGTGATATGGCCATCTCAAGCTCCCATTACGATAGATACAGTAGTTTTAGCGGGTTCAACAGTTAAAGCGGGTGACAACACTTTGTAGAGTTGCGGCTCGTTGTTCGCGAGGTACTTGACCCCGGTTACATCCAAGGTTCGCTTTACTGGCCACAACGTCTCTGGAATCTTGCTCGACACTTGGTCAAACAACTCCCAGTCAATCTTGCGATTGATACGACCGGTGATCGTGACTTTGTAGCTGCCAACAGCATGGGTTTTGCTGCCTTCCTCTCGTTTGCCTAGTACGGCTACGAGTTCCTCTTCTAGTGCTATCCGTCTTTCTTCGGCTTCGCGTTCAGCTTGCTTAGCCTTGAAAAGATCATCTGCTATTTCAAACTCATTTCGCATATTCAGGGTTCCTCGTTCAGTGTTCAAAGTTCAGGTTTCAGTGTTCAGTCGGTTACCCGACGAAATGGACTCTACACCCCCTTGTGACGGTTTGCAAGTGCTGGCATGATGTCACCATGGAAACACAAATTTTATCTCTTGCAGAGTGGCTGGAAGAGAACAACTTGACACACGAAGAGTTTGCGCTTATGTGCGGCTGTACTCGCGCTGCCGTGACCCGGTGGGCCAGTGGTTCCAGAGCGCCATCGCCTAAGTGGTTGAAGGTTATTGAGCGCAAGACCAAGGGTCAAGTGGGTATAGCGATAGAAGGCCGTTTAACCGAGGGAGAACGCATCTATTTAAGCCTTCGGAAACAGGGGCTTACGCTATCTGCTGCGGCGAAAAAGATACGCATTCATCGCAATACTTTGGCTCGTTTTGTGAGCGGCCAAACAGATACGCCGTCAAACATTGTTGAACGTATATATAAGGTAGCGGGGTTGAAATGATTGACTTAGTGATTCATGGGAAGCCTGTGGGCAAGGCTCGTCCCCGATTTAGCCGTCGCGGAAATAAAGTCGTGACGTTTACGCCGAGAGAAACGCAGATTTACGAACAAAACGTAAAGTCTTTGGCTCAGGTTGCGATGATCGGTAAGGCCATGCTAGAAGGGCCAGTCAAAGTCACTATTACAGCGTACTTTGCACACAAGAAAAAAACGGGGTGGCACATCTCTCGTCCTGACATTGATAACGTCGTCAAGGCGATTCTGGATGGGCTAAATGGCGTTGTCTTTGCTGATGACGCAGTGGTAGCACAGCTCGTTGCCTCAAAGCATTACGGCGAGGAGCGGGTAGAGGTTCAAGTAGAAAATGTCTGACAATTACGTAGAAAAATACGGCGAGAAGCTCGTCGATGGCGGCTATCGCATCATTCCAATTATGCCGGGTACAAAGCGCCCCGGTCGTTGGGATGGCGAAAAGTGGGGTGAGCTTTCACGCTGGACTGAGATGAATGCCCAGCAAGTCCATGTCGATTTGTGGTCTAAGTGGCCCGGTTGCGGCATCGGCATTCTGACCGGTGAAGTGGTCGCGATTGATATCGACATTCTGGATGAGTCGATTGCCGTTGCCATCGGGGAGATTTTCCAAAAGAAGCTCGGTCGAACCGATCTGATACGAATCGGCAAGTCACCCAAGGCACTTTACCTTTACCGGACATTGGAGCCTTTTACCAAAATTTCTCTGCACCCGATTGAGGTGCTGGGTCAAGGTCAGCAATTCGTTGCATACGCTACGCATCCCGAAACCGGCAAGCCCTACAGTTGGCCGCTGGAATCGCCTCACCAGATGCCCGTAGAGTCGTTGCCGATTGTAACCCGTGAACAGGTCATGGAGGCTGCGGAAGAGGCTTACAAGGCGCTCCCGCCGTCAATGCGACGTACTCGGCTCGTCACTACGGTTATCCCCGACAAAGACGCTAAGACTTCGTATGACGGTCTGGTGGGTACACTCGCTGCCGTTGAGGATGCGCTCAAGTTCATTCCGAATCCCGACCTTTCGTGGGATGACTGGAACCGTATCGGCATGGCGATTTATTGCGCTACGGAAGCCAAGGGTCTACATATCTTCGACCAGTGGTCACGCGCATCTGGCAAGTACAACAGCAGCGAAACAACTCAGCGTTGGGAGCATTACAGCAAATCGCCGCCTTCCAAGATTGGTGCAGGTACTCTGTACTATCACGCACAGAAGAATGGCTGGCTCCCACCGCCGCACTTGGATTTGAATCCCATCAAGCCCGTTAAGATTGATCTGACTGGACTCAAAGAACCTAAGCGACTACCGAAGAGCACCAAGGAAAATTTCCCGAATGACTGGTTCACTAGCCCGTCATTGGTAGGGCGAGTCGTTCGCTGGATCAATTCAACGTCGCAGCAACCCCAGCCGACTTTCGCGCTGATGAATACGCTCTGCATGTTCGGGGCTATGTTCGGGCGACGGTACGCCATGGCGCATCTCAATACACGCTGCAACCTGTTTGCTATTGCCGTGGCTAAGCCCGGTGCGGGTAAGGATCACAGTCGCCAGCGCGTGAAGGAGCTTATGGCTGCGGCAGGATTGCACCAGTTGATCTGCGGTGATCGCTTCAGCTCCGGCGTGGCCATCTTGCGAACGCTGTTTGAGTTTCAGTCGCGCATCTCGCACTTAGATGAAATGGGCTTATATCTTCAAAGCCTGACTGCCAAGAACGCAGCGAGTCACCAGCGAGACATCATCAAGACATTGCTTGAGGTGTACTCCAGCAGCAGCGGCATGTATCACGGCCAAGAGTACGCAGACTCGACCAACCGCGTTCGCCTCGACATCAACCAGCCTAACTTCAACTTCTTCGGCACTACGACTCCGAGAACCCTGATCCCCGCGTTGAACTTCGACATGGTGGATAACGGTACGCTGAGCCGTATCTTGATGGTTCCACCGTTTGAGGATTATCCAGACACGCAGATTCCGCAGATGACACCGCCGCCTGAAGACATCGTGAAAGACATGATGGACTCTTACAACGTCGTGCCTGCGGGTGTTGGCAATCTCACCAACATGCCATCGCTCCCCAACTCTCCGGTCGTGCCCATGATCGTGCACTGGGAAGAAGCCGCGTTTGAAGAGTACAAGCTCGTCCGAGAATGGCAGGTCAAGCAGTCCCGTGGCGACGATGCTCTCTGGGTGCGCTACGGTGAAATTACGGTCAAGCTCGCCATGATCGAAGCCATTGCGCGTGATCCCATCTCGCCTACGGTGACGTTTGAAGTCTTTAAGATGGCGAATGATTTGGCTCGTTGGTCGTTCAACTACACCGCTGACTTGCTGGTTCGGGAAGTGGCTGAGAACGAAATCGAAGCCTCGCACAAGCGCGTCCTGAACTTTATCCGCAAGCAAGGGGAACTCGGAGCCAGTAGCACCCAGCTCGCTAAGTCGCTCCAAGGCATGAAGGCTCGGGATCGAAACGAAATCCTACAGACGCTCTTAGAGTCGGGCGACATCGTAGAGGATGTCATCAAGAAGGATGGTCCGGGTCGGGATCGCCGCGTCTACAAGATCAGGGGGAAGTGAAAAAAATGCCCCGGCGGAGCAAGAGCTACAACACCGGGGCCAAGTCTCTAGGAGAATAGAGATAGCACGGGGGGGATCTTACCCCCTCGGATCTTTTCCTGCAAGCCATGAGACGTACCAGAGGGTTTTACGGGCGTCTTGCTCTACGGCGTCCTTATGGCCAAGCCGCCACAGATAGGCAATCGCTGTCCCCTTCAGGAACCCCCGCCACTCATCCTCGGTCAAGGCAGACTTAATGGCGTCGATAGCCTCAATCTCACCCTTCTTGTAATGGTTCGGGTTTATCGGATCGCTCATCGGATTTTCCTTTCTTTTTGGCCTTTCGTTTGGCGTGGCTAAGTTTTGCCATTCGCTGGTAATGCTCTCTAGATCTTCGCTTCTTATCGCCTGTAGCAGAGCTTCCGCCTCGGCTTCCGATAGACGCCAAGTATTCTCGGATTGCATCTTTATCCCCTTCCATTTCTTAATAACTCCAACTCAGTCTTCAAAAGATTTAATTCCATTTGGATGACCTTGTGCTCATCCCAGAGTCCGGCCTTGTGGACGTTGTTCAAAGCAACCTCAACCTTTTTGGCTTGGCTTTGACCGTAGCCCCATGGCGCGGCTCGTAGTTCTTCTGCCCATGCTCCGGGCGGGGATTCTCTATCTATTGTCATGGATCATTCCCTCCACCACTTTTGTGACTTGTTCGATGACGTTATCCCAAGGTGCAATCATGTTGTCCCTCGGGAAGACTCGGATGCTGGGATACCACAGGCTCCGGTCGCCATCTTTGTTACCCCAGTACCAGAGCTTATTCGCATCCATCAACAGCACCGGTCGTCCCAGCGCCCCGGCCAGATGCACAGTCGAGCTACTGATAGCTACGATTACATCGCACATCTGACACAGCGCAGCGAGGCCGTCGATGTCTTTGTATAGATCCACCGAAGTCGTGACGATGTTTGTGCCGTGCTGCTGGTTGAAATAATCGACCGCCTTTTTGTCGCTGCCGTATTGCAGGTTCACTAGGTTCACATCCTGCTTCATGATCGGCAGGAGCTGCTCAAGGTTGACGCTCTTATGAGGTCCGATCTTGATGGCTGCGCTCACCCACGATAGACCCACAGTCAACTTGTTCGGGTCGAGTCCTGCTTCTTCGCGATACTTCTTCACCAACTCCGGGTCGGCCTGCAAGAAGTTCCGCGCTGCGTACTTCTGGATGTCGTCCTTCTCGTTGATGAACGACCAGCCCACACTCGCGAACGGAATCTGTTCCTCGTGCAGCGCAGCCGGTACCTGATCGCTGTTGGCGATGAAGTCAATGTCCGGCATCGAAGTCTTGAAGATCTTGATCAAGCGCGGGTCAACCATCGCGGTGACCTTATCGGTTCGCTGCCGGATAGCGGGTAACAGAGAGCCATAAATGATCTGATCACCGATGCCCTGCTCGCCCCATACCAACACAGACTTGGCTTTGGACTCCAAACTCCATTGCGGTTTCTGGGTTACGAGACGGCGGCTCTTGAACCGGTCGCTCCGCCAGCGCGTTTCATACAACGGCCAGCCTTCTTTGAACTCGTTCTGTTGCAGTAGCAGTAGCCCGAGAATCCACTGCGCGTTGGCGTCGTTGGGTTCAATCTCGTTCGCCTTGCGAAAGTTCTCAAGCGCCTCACTCCACCGTCGCATCTCCCAACTGGCTGCGCCTCGCTGGATATAAGCGTGTAGATAGTCCGGTTTGATTTTGATCGCAGCCGTGAAGTCTTCGATGCCAGCGTCATACTTCTGCTGCTCGCTCTTCACGATGCCACGATTCACCAGATCATCTGCCGTGAGTTTGCCGCGCTTTTCGGAGGCATCGTAGTATTTCTCCGCTCCCGCAAAGTCCCGCTGAATCTGTAACAGTCGAGCCTTCGCCCGGTACGCTACGATGTCCTTTGGGAATAGGCTGATCGCGTAGTTGCAGAGATCCATCGCCTCGGCGTATTTCGCAGCCTGAAACGCGGTTTCAATCTTTTGAATTGTCTTTTGGTACTTGTTCATAGCGTCGATGCCACGGCCATCCATTCCTTGCCGTACTCCACATGAGTCCAATCCTGAAACCACGGACCACCTCGGGTCATGTGTACTGCTATCGGATTGGGGCAGTCGTTCTTGGTGTACCAACCTTCGAGGTAGTTGTACGCAATCGGTAAGTGTCCGATCACATCGTCAGATAACCACTCGAACCGGTGAAGATAACTCGGCGTCGCGATGTTCACAATCTCTGGCGTTAAGCGTTTAACTTGTTCATGCTCACAGTTCAGGAACATGAAACTAGACCAGTTCTTTCGGGGGTAAACGTGTTGCGCTTGGTTGTTCATTTTGACCGTTTCGGTAGGCCGGTAATCGTGCGGTACCACGAAGCACGCTTTTGCCCCGTCGGCGTAGTCAAGCAGAGTCGCGATGTCCCCCCGGAAAAGAAAATCGCAGTCTACAAAGACTGCCCAGCCGGTGTACCCCGCGAGGTGTGGAGTAAGAAACCGCGTGAGGCTGAACTCCGTAGACGCGAGCGTATCGACCCCACGCCAATAGATACCCTGCTCGCGCAGATCGTTTTGCTTTATGGGGGTGATGTCGAGCGGGACTGAAGTGTGAAGCTCAAGCGACTTCTTGCATACCTCATACGCTGCCTCTTCGCGGCTGTCCCAGCCAATAAAGACTTTAAGCATTGAGGAATGCCTCCTTACGAGCGGGTCCTTTGAAGTGCAGAATCTTGGGTACGTGTCCCCCAATAACACGCTCCGGTAGACAGGCATATTCGCTCTCCTCCATCTCGCCAACGAGGTGCGTATATAGCATGTGCGAGTAGACCTTGAGCGCCTCCTGATCTCCGTACCACGAGCGCAGATTCTGATCCATGAATCCCATCAGGATCGCCATGCACTTCCACGCATGGTAGTTGCTCGTGATCGTCGCGCAGCCGAGATAGGGGTACAGCGTACCAAGCGGGATGTTGTGGTATTTCTTAAACACCCCACCTCGTTGCTCGCCGTTGAATCCCATAT